GTTGAAAGGATTATCATGCCTAATACGCAAGCCATTGGGGTTGCCTACGCAGACCCAGCATTAAACAGCTATCAAGTCGGCACATCGTCTGCCCCAATTGACGTTATTTCGTCGGGTAATTTGACGCAGACTTACGCCAAGACCACGCACAAGTCGGGTGATATGCGCGGTTTTTATGCCCGTGTGAATTTTGCTGGCGCTGGCGCTGGTGAAACACTGCGTGCATTTTCGCAAGTAACCGCAGCTCAGGGCGCTGGCCAGACCACTAACGGCGCACACATTAGCTTGTCTGTGAATAGCGGCGGCTCGATCAGTGGTGCAGCTAACGCGTTGCGTGCCACTTTGGGCGTGGCTGCCGGTGTAACGCCTGGCGGTACGTTGGCTGCAATTCAGGTTGATTCGGATTTCCCAAGCAGCGTGACACTGCCCGGTTCGGCGGCATTTATGCGCTTTACCAACAGCAATAGCGGCACCATTGGCAATCTGATGAACGTGCCTGCTGCGTTGGTAACGGTTAAGGGTTCGGCAGCCCTGTCGCACAAGATTAAGATTGTTGACAGTGCTGGCACTGCTTATTACCTGATGGTTTCTGACCAGTAATGGAAATAAGCCGAGAATTTATCGAAGCTGAAATTAGTGAGGTTCAGCGTGAGTTGCAAAAGGCACAAACCTTTGTGATTCAGGCTGAAACCTCATTAGCAATTTATCAAATGTTGCTGACGCGATTAAGCAAAGGCGACGATGAGTTGTGCAAGGGGGAATCGAATGGCGACTAAACCTGGTTTGTACGCAAACATCCACGCCAAGCGCGAGAGGATTGAGCGCCAGAAGGAAGCAGGCAAGACCCCTGAGCGTATGCGCAAGCCTGGGTCAGAAGGCGCACCCACGGCTAAAGCGTTCAAAGAAAGCGCCAAAACAGCGAAAAAGAAATGACACCTGACCAAATTGCTAAACGCCTGGCTGAACTGCAAGAACTGGCGAAGCAACATGAATCGATCCTGTTGCAGATCAGCGGCGCAATCCAAGAGTACAACCGTGTACTAGCTGAACTAAGCAAAGGAGCGAACGATGCCGCTGACCAAGTCGAGCAGTAAACAGGCTTTCCAAAAGAACATCAAAGCGGAAGTCAAGGCCGGTGTGCCTGTGAAGCAGGCAGTGGCGATAAGTTACGCCGTGAAACGTGCCGCCGAGAAAAAAGACAAGCCTAAGAAATAATTCTAAAATGAAATCAATTATTTAGAATTGGTAACGAATGGCAGAGCGTGGTGGACAATTAGGCAATCAGAATGCGGCTAAGTCGAGGATGTTTTACGACAAGCTGCGTCTTGTGCTGACGCAAAACCCAGAGAGATTGCGCAAGATTGCTGAGGAATTGATTACCAAAGCCGAGGAAGGCGAGGCGTGGGCGATCAAAGAGCTGATCGACCGCGTGGACGGGAAGGCGCATCAGGCTGTGGCGCTGGAGAACGCTGACGGCAGTTCGATACTGACAGGCATTCAGGTGACATTCATTAAGCCGAATGAATGACCTTCAGGGCATAGTCGCTAAGGCTGAATTCCCAGCTAAGGCGCAAGTCTTATTTAACCCGCCAAAGACACGCTATCGCGTCCTGTACGGTGGGCGGGGCGGGGCAAAGAGTTGGGCGGTCGCTAGGGCATTGCTCATCAAAGCCGCTAAGTCGCCGTTGCGCATCCTCTGCGCACGGGAATACCAGACATCGATCAAAGACAGCGTCCACAAACTCCTGTGCGACCAGATCGTCGCGCTGGAGCTGACCAGTTTCTTCGAGATTACGCAGAACGCATTACGGGGCAAGAACGGCAGCGAGTTTGCGTTTGTCGGGCTGAAGAACAACATCGCCAACGTCAAATCCTACGAGGGCATCGACATCTGCTGGGTCGAGGAAGCGCAGACGGTTAGCCGGACAAGCTGGAATATCTTAGTGCCGACCATCCGTAAGGAAGACAGCGAAATCTGGGTGACGTTCAACCCTGAGCTGGAAACGGACGAAACTTATCAGCGGTTTGTGATGTACCCACCGCCCGACGCGGTGGTGCAAAAGATTAACTGGTCGGACAATCCGTGGTTTCCTGACACTCTTAAAGCTGAAAAGGAAGCGCTAAAGGCACGGGATCAGGAAGCGTACAACCAGGTCTGGGAAGGGCTATGCCGCCAAACGGTTGACGGGGCGATCTTTGGCGCTGAGATGGCCAAAGCCGAGACTGAGAACCGGATTATGAAGGTGCCGTATGACCCGACTAAGCCGGTCCACGCAGTCTGCGATCTTGGCTGGGCCGATGCTACGGCGTGGTGGTTCATTCAATTTATCGGGATGGAAACTCGGCTGATCCGATACTTTGAGGATACTCAGCGCACGATGACCAGCTATCTGGCTGACCTGCAATCCTTTGGCTATGTGTACGACACGATCTGGCTGCCGCACGACGCGCAGAACAAGACGCTGGCCGCCGCAGGTCGAAGCATCGAGGACATTGTGCGAAGCGCAGGGTTTAAGACGCGAGTGCTGGAGCGCGTGCCGGTAGTTGACTCAATCAACGCCGCGAGAACTATCTTCCCGAATTGCTACTTTGATAGAGAAAATACCGCAGATGGTCTAAACTGCTTGCGCCATTACCGCTATGAGGTTGACCCTGATACCGGCCAGTTCAGCAGGAATCCGCTGCACGACAGATATTCGCACGGGGCTGACGCATTTCGGTACATCGCGCTGATGGTGCGGGAACCCGCAAAAGTTAAGAAAAAGCCTGCGGTCGCTTACGCTGGCGGCTGGATGAGTTGAAAGGACAATCATGGCGTATCAAGATATGGATGGGCGCATTGGCGAGGCCATCAAATTCCTACGGTTGGTCGGCACTGCTGACAGCCAAAACCGCGCAGAGGCGCTGGGCGACCTGAAGTTTGCTGCTGGCGATCAATGGCCGGTCGAGATTCAGAACAGCCGCAACCTAGAATCCAGACCTTGCCTGACCATCAACAAGATTGACGCTTATGTGCGGCAGGTGACCAACCAGCAACGCCAGCAGCGTCCACGCATTAAGGTGCATCCGGTCAACAACGAAGGCGACCTGAAGATTGCGGAAGTCATCGAGGGGATCACGCGGCATATCGAGGTCAATTCCAGCGCCGACACCGCTTACGACACCGCATTTGAGTACGCGGTCAAGATGGGCTGGGGGTACTGGCGGGTCAACACCAACTACATTTCTGACGATTCATTCGATCAGGAAATCTTTATCGACGCGATTGACGATCCGTTTTCGGTCTATTTCGACCCAAATAGCGTATTGCCTGACGGATCGGATGCCGAGCGTTGTCTGATTACCAGCGTCGTTGCTAAAGAACTATTCCGTCAGCAGTATCCTGGCGCGGATGATGGGGCGAACTTCAGCGCACGGGCGACGGGCGATTCGGACGCTGAATGGGTGACCAAAGAGGACATTCGGCTGGCTGAATATTGGTACATCGAGCGTGAGAAAGCCACGCTGGTCTTGCTTTCTGACGGCACGAAGGTGTTCCAGGATGAGCTACCCAGCGCAGAAATGATGGAAGCCAGCGGAATCACGATTCTGGACAAGCGCCCGACGTTCCGCAAAAAGGTCAAATGGTGCAAGCTGACCGCGATGGAAGTGCTGGAAGAACGCGAGTGGCCAGGCAAATACATCCCGATCATCCCATGCTACGGGGCGCAGGTCGTGGTCGAGGGCAAGCGCAAGAAATACGGGCTGGTGCGGTTCGCCAAAGACCCGCAGCGGATGTTTAACTTTTGGCGCACGGCGCTGACCGAATCTATCGCGCTGGCACCGAAACCGAAGTGGCTGATCGCCGAAGGTCAAGACGAAGGCCATGAGAGCGAATGGGCGCTGGCTAACCTAAAGTCAACGCCGGTCTTGCGGTATAAGCAAAAAGACATCGAGGGCGTGCCTGCGCCGGTGCCTCAGCGCATTCAGCCGGAGCCGCCGCCTGATGGGATCATGGTTGCGTCGAGTGCCATTTCGGATGATTTAAAAACCGTGCTGGGCATATTTGACCCGTCGCAGGCGTTGCCGGGCAACATATCGGGCAAGGCATTGCAAGGGCAGCAACAGCAGGTCGATCTGTCGAATTTCCACTTTTACGACAACATGACCCGCAGCATTAAGCACACGGGGAAGATCATCCTTGACCTGATTCCTAAGATTTACGACACCCAGCGCGTGCTGCGCATTATTGGGGTCGATGGCAAGCCCGACATGGTAACGATTAACCAAGTCGAAGCCACAGGCGAGGTGCTGAATGATGTCACGGTCGGCCTGTACGACGTGGTTATGGACACCGGTCCTGGCTACAACAGCAAGCGCCAGCAGGCTGTGGACACCATGATGCCGCTAATGGCTGACCCGCAGGTTTTCCAAGCCGCTGGCGACCTATTGTTCCGCAACATGGATTTCCCAGGCGCAGACATTATCGCTGACCGCTTGGCCGCGATGAACCCGATTTCGCAGATTGATCCGAAATCTGACATCCCACCGCAGGCGCAGATGCAGCTATTGCAGTCGCAGAAAACGATTGCCGATATGCAACAGCAGATGATGGCCATGCAGCTAGAGATTCAGAACCGTGGTCAGGTCGCGCAAATCCGCGAGGAAGGCGCAAGCCGCCGCAAGCTGATGGACGTTATTAGCCGCGCCTACAACACCGACACGATCAACGAAGCGAAGATCAACCAAGCCAACCTGAAAGCCACCACCGACCAAAACAAGGTCGAAGTCGATGCCATGCTGCGGCTGGTGCTGGCTGGGGTTCCAATGGGCGCATTAAACGCCGAGATCGCCCGTCGAGATGCCGAGCAACGCGCTCAGATGCAATTCGCCGAGGGCGAGGTCAACGAAACCGGCAACCCGTTCATTCAGGCGGGGCAGGAATTAATTTTGCAAGCGATGCAAGGGCAACAAATGCAACAAGCCGCCGCGCAGCAGGCGATGCAGCAAATGCCACAGGGGATGCCTGAGCAGATGCCGATGGAGCAAGCGCCGCCGATGGTTTGACAACGAATGAATACAGGATGACAATAAACCTACCGGCGGGAACACCGGGTCAATTCTTAGGGAAAACCTATGTCTGAAGTGCAAGAACGACTGGCCGCTAATGTGGTGACCAGTGAGAATCTAGCGGAATTCGCAGCCCAGAAACTTGGTCTAGTTGACAAGCCAGCAGACGAGGCGGCACCAGAAGCCGAGCCGGAAGCCGAGGCAGATCAGAGTGGACAAGATGGGGAAGGGAAGGACGCGACAGCAACAGATGAGGCTAAGGAAAAGAAGCCGAATCCTAAGCTAGAACGGCGGTTTTCAGAGATAACTAAGCAGCGGGAAGCGGCGCGAGAAGAAGCGCGGCGAGAACGTGAAGCGCGGGAGGCTTTGGAAACACGGTTACGGGAACTCGAATCGAAGGTCAATCCACCGGCTGAAAAGCCTGAGAGCGATCTAGGCGAGGAACCAAAGCCGGAGATGTTCAACGATATGTTCGAGTACGCGAAAGCGTTAGCCGAATATACCGCTGACAAGAAATTGCTGGAACGGGATAACGAGGAAAAGGCGCGTAAAGCGGCAGCAGAGCAGGAAGCAAAGTTTTCTGCGTGGGCTGACCGAGTGAATGCTGCCAAGAACGAGTTACCTGACTTTGATGACATGGTGCAAAGCAGTGAGGTTCGGGTATCCGATCCTGTCCGCGATGCGATCATCGAGTCAGAGCATGGGCCAAAAATTTTGTATTGGTTGGCTGAAAACACCGACTATGCAAAGAAGTTGGCCGATATGTCCGCAGTTTCCGCCATTCGTGAGATTGGGAAGATCGAGGCACGCTTCGAGAAGGCAAAAGAGCCGGAACCGAAAGCTGTTGTTGGGAAGTCAAAAGCGCCAGCGCCGATTAATCCGTTGCGAGGCGCGGTCAGTACTGTTGATGGAAACTTGGATGCCGATGGCAATTTCCACGGCACCTACCAACAATGGAAAGCTGCCCGTGCTGCGCGGAAAATCCGCTGATTAACACCCTTTTCTAAAAGGAAATAGAAATGTCCAACAATTTGCTAACCATTAGCAAGATCACCAACGAAGCGTTGATGGTCTTGGAAAACGAACTAACCTTTTCGTCCGAAGTAAACCGCGAATATGACGATCAATTTGCCGTCGTAGGCGCAAAAATCGGTAACACCCTGAACGTCCGCCGTCCTGGCCGTTTCATCGGTACGACTGGCCCTGCGCTGAACGTTGAAGATTTCAACGAAACCAGCATTCCTGTCACTTTGTCAACACAGTTTCACGTTGACACTCAGTTCACCACGCAAGACTTGGCACTGTCGCTTGATATGTTCAGCGACCGCGTCCTGAAGCCTGCTGTGGCGGCTATCGCCAACAAGATCGACTTTGACGGCCTGACAATGGCTAAGAACAGCACCGCTAACATCGTTGGCACCGCTGGCACGCCACCGACCGGCCTGATTACTTACCTGACCGCACAAGCGTATCTGGATTCAGAAGGCGCACCGCGTGATGGCCGTCGCTCTTGCATCATTGAGCCATTTACTTCGGCGACCATCGTTGACAGCCTGAAAGGTTTGTTTAACCCACAGTCGCAGGTAAGCGATCAGTATCAAAAAGGTCTGATGGGTCGTGATTCGGGCGGCATGAACTGGAAGATGGATCAGAACGTTGTCGCGCAGACTTTCGGCGCATGGACTACGACCGCTGGCACGCTGACGGCTAATACTCAGTCGATTGGTATTTCGACCGGCTGGGCATCGTCATCGACCATCACCCTGACCCACTCGGCTGGCCTGACCTTGCGTCAAGGCGATGTGATCCAGATCGCTAACGTGTTTGCGGTCAACCCACAGAACCGTCAGGCGTATGGCTCGAACAAGGCGCGTAACTTCGTGGTGCAGTCCACGGTTACAGGTTCGGGTTCGTCCACCATGCAAGTGACCGTGGTTCCGGCGATCATCACCGGCGGTCAGTTCCAGAACGTCACCATCCCGACCACTTCGGCGACTGCAACCGTGACACCGTTCAGCATCGGTACGTCGGCCACCGGCACCGTATCGCCGCAGAACATCGTTATGCATCGCAATGCGTTTACGCTGGCGACTGCTGACCTTGAGCTGCCTGACGGTGTGCATTTCGCTGGTCGTGCGTCGGACAAGGAGCTGGGTCTGTCGATTCGTGTGGTTCGTCAATATACGATCAACAACGACTCGATTCCGACTCGTCTGGATGTCCTGTATGGCTGGGCTCCGTTGTATCAAGAACTGGCCTGCCGTGTCGCAGCCTAATTACCATTGAAAGGAAACTGACATGAGCAATCCAGGACCAGCAAGTACCCAAACCAACCACCCCTCGAATCTGGCCACCAACCAGGCATACCGCCTGCTGGCCAGCGCACAGGGTGTCAACCTTAACTCGGTGGCAGATACCGTTGCCAACGTGCTTAATTCATCGTCGTACAGCGTTCAGGACATCATCGTGGCTAACGCCAGCGTTGACCTGACCACTGCGCAGTTGGCAGTGCGTACGGGCGCAGGCGGCACCGGCACCGCAGTCAAAACCGCTTATGCGCTGACCGGCAACTCGGCCAGCGACAAGGTGGTGGTGACGGCGGCTGACGATACCGATGCGTTGACCGGCGATGTCTTGTACATCCGTTGCACCACCGCGCAGGGCGCAGCAGCAACAGCCGATGTTTATATTTACGGCTACGACCTGACGTTCCTTTCCTAATCGGAATGGAATAACGCACTGGAAAAGCCACCCTCCAAAGGGGTGGTTTTTTCATATTGAAATTTAGATAAGGGGCAAAGCTATGCTGCCAAGTTTCAGACCGAACGGGCCAACGACCCGCATTACTGTTCCTAGCAGCGCTTCCACGCCGCTGCAAATTACCCCAAATACCAACGTCCAAAACAACTATGTTGCGCTGTTAAATGTCGGCGCGGCGACGGTCAGCGTGAGCTTGGGATCGACCAGCGCCACGACTGCGACTCCTGTGGTGCCATTGACTACCGCCTCAACGCCTGGCGTGGTTTTGCCGCCGAATATGATCTATCCGATGATT